ATATTAGAGCCTGATCTTTTAACATTAGTTACCTCATAAATATTTCCATATCCTTCACCAGACACTACTTCGAGGTTGAATGTGTCGTACATCCAGTTTAATACTGTTTTACCATTACTTATATAATCATCATCAAGAAAATTAAAATCCTCAAAAAGACTTCCATCACACCATATAGAACTAACTGGGGTTTGGTTTGCTTCTGGATTTAATCCCTCATCACTATTTATAATATATCTGACAGGGAAACATGAGACCATCTTTGGTATCCCAGCACCATCAAAAATAAATGGTTCTGATACATCACTGGGTGGATAATAATATTCTAACGAAGGGGCTATTGTACCAGTGGCACGAATAGAAGGTACGGTTGCAGAATTTGTAGTTAGTGGATACATCTGGATCAATGCCCCATCACCTATAACAGATGGTATTTCCTCGCCTATGAGATCCGCATCTACACCAGGTGTAGCTTCACCAAAAGATAAAGCGAAAGGTTTCTTACATACAAAGCTAATATCTTTCCCTTTCAATGTCATACTTATAGTATCTTTATACGATACACCAGATATAATACCTGTATATAGTGTATGTACAGATGCATCAAAAGTAACTTTTATCACCATACGCGCACCATTTAGGATGATACTATTTGAGGTTATAAAGTTACGAAATCCAGCACCAGTTAATGTCACAGTAGGTGTGGATGACATCGAGGATATAGCACCACCATATATAATATTTGCTGTCTCACCAAAGCTACCAAAAGAATCTTGATCTATCGTTGGAAGCTGATGTGTCGGTGAATTAAACTCAGGACCTGCACTGTTAAGAGTTAGTTTATAGTTGCCATTATATTCATAATCATAGTCTGCATCATCCTGATGAAGGTTTGTGATTGTTCCAAGTATTTCCACTGTATAAATTGTTGACATATTAAGCCTTTCCTACTGTCGCTGACAGCGTATAATGATTTGATGACATATCGCTTGGCGTACAAGGACCGATATTTAGAACATAAGCTAATTCATAACCTGGATTTATTACATTAAAGTAATAAGCACGAGCTTGATACCGTATTAAAGTTACAACCGAACCTCTTGCATCTAGTAAAAATCTGCGCAACTGTTGTGCTTCTGGTAATGTAGCATACCACTCTATATCACAAGTTGGACCCTGCCATTTAAAATCGGTAGCTGCCATACTACCCATGGTTGTATGCGATATAAATGAATCGTTGTTTCTTCTATCTAACTTACTTGTTACAACCTGTAAATAACCATTAGGTCCGAATATAATGTAATTTCTCAGCGATGCTTTAATTGTAAATGCAAATGTTGCTTCATTATTTAAAGGTTGTGATATAGATCCAATGTCTGTAACCCAGCATGTTAAGGCGTTAGTATAATCAATCTCAGGTCCAAAAACAGTTTCATAAGGTTCAAAAGTAATCTGACACCCTTCTGTAATGTTTGCAAGTAAAGCTGTACGTGCTGCTATCATATTGGATGGTGTGCCTATCAATGTTATACTAGAAATCCAATGACCTGTATCTGAACCATAATCGATTGCATGTGGCTTACCAGCTACAAACTTCCAATTAATGCCAGATGTATAGCCATTATTAAAAGAACTTATAATATAGTCTGTGGTTCCAATCTTCATACAAATGCCTTTGCTTGTGCTGTTCTAGGATCAGCTAACACGGTTTTAATGAAACTTTGGAACTCGGTATAGCTATCACGTAACATCTGCTTAGTACCCATCAAGTTTTGCGTACCATTTATAACAGGTGCAAATGTTACTCCACCACCACTACCACCACCAGCATTTCCTTTTGCTATTGAAAATAACTCAGCCTGTTGTGATTCCGTTAATATCATCTCACGACCATTTGCATTTACAGGAACTTGATCCCCTGTACGTGGACCTTGGACAATACCACCTTTAGCGAACTTCTGCGAGGCGATAGTTCTACCCTGAGCAATACCAACACCAACTAAGCCAACAGCAGCCACAGTACCCAATACAGGGCCAAGTTGTGCATATGCTTTAGATATAGCAATAGCTGTGTTAACAATTACTTCAGCAATAGCAAAAGTCTTATACTCCATACGTCTCTTGCGTTCTTTCATGTCATTAGTAGCCAGCAATTTAGCAACTCCACCTATGGCACCAGCAGCAGCATCTCCCCAAGCAGTATATGCATTAATAGTTTTCTGTCTTTCTTCTCTTTCAACTTCACCAACTTCACGAGCATTTGCTTTCTGAAGTTCGGCTAGATAAGTTATACGCGTATAATCATCTTCTATCTGCACCTCAGCAAGTTCCTTACGTCTTTCATAATCATTCATCACATCATCATATTTACTTTCAGTTAGTGCTGTGATTAATTCTGCCTGATCATACTCTAAGTTGATTCTGTTTTGTGCTTGTTCTTTATCAAGGTCTTGTAGCTGTTTGTTTGTATCCTTTTTTAAGGCAAGTAATGCATCTTCATATGCTTTAGCATCTGCAAGTTTAGCCTCTGCGTCACCACCTCCACTAGGAGTTGCCGATTGTTCAAGCTCTTTTCTTAATCTTGCTTCTTCATCTAGGATAGCATTCTTTTTAGCTTCATACTCACTAGCAGTAGTATCACGCAATAATGTCCTACGGGACTCCGATAATGAATTACGTAGTTCTTGTGTCTGTTCTTCCTGTTGTACTTCAAGTTGACGCAATGTATTATTTTGAGCGACGATTAGCTTCTCTTTTTGTGCTTGTAATGACTCAATTTCTTTAGGATCACCACCACCCTTCTTACTCTGTTTAGCAGTTATGGATGCATCAATTATTGCCAATTGGTCCGCACTCTGTTTAGTAAAAGAATCAGTTTCTTTCTTTTGTGCTAATTTTAATTCAGCTAGACGTTTATTAGATCCATTCACCATAAGAGCAACCATAGATTGTTCACGCATACCAGTAAGTGCTAATATAGCTTCACTATTCTTCTTCTCTTCGTTTTTAAAAGTTTCGTTTGTTGCTTTCTTATCAGTAAGTTCTTTTTCATTTAGTCGAGCAACATCTGCATTATATGCTTTAGTGATAGCTAATTTTAAATCTTCTCGCCCTTTAGCATCTGTTAAATCAGCGTCATATTTTAATTTTAATTTTGTGCGTTCATTATTACTAGCAGATATCTTTAATGCTAATATTTTTGCAGCATCTGCCTTAGCAAAGTCAGCCTGTTGAGCAGCAGCATCCTTAGTGCCTGTCTTAACAAGTTCATTCATATCCCCACGGTACGTCTTCTCCATTGCCTTATAAGTATCATACTGGTTTTGTAACCGGACAAGAGACTTCTCATAGAATGATCTATCAGATTCTGATAACGAACCATTAAGTTTATCTTTGGCTTTCTTGATACCTTCAGCAGCTTTGTTAGCTATTGTCAATGCATCAACAGCATTAGCTTGGGCAGTTTGGATTGCACGGGAGTTAGCCTCTGCATCAGCACCTAGTATCTGTGACCAAAACCCAAGACCTTCAGCAGCATAGGTAGCCAGCGTAGACATGAAGCCAGCAGTACTTAATATAATTTCATCAAAAGATTTCTTAGCAGCAGCAGTATTCTCGATGTAGGCAGCAGCATTCTCACGAGTTGCAGCACTTAGTCCACTCATTGTCGAAGCAGCACGCATAGCAGCATCAGCAGTTGCCACAATCTTCTTAGCAAATTCAAAGGCAAGGAAACTCTTCACAGTCTCACCCATACGTGAACCCAGTAACTTCACTGATTCCGAGGTTCTATCAATGGGTTGTGATACCTTAGATCCTAGTGCCTTACCTTTATCAGCAGCTCTATCAAATGATGCTCCCAACTTATTTAAAGATGCGAGTGCTTGTGATTCGTCTACTGTAATTTTAACTTTGGGATCTGCCATGTGTCATACCTAATGATTTTAATGTTTGTTGTTGCGTCTCTTTATACTGCATGTATACATTCTCGACGTTTTTAAATGTTCGTAAAGCGTCTAAGAAGACCGGATGCTGATCCAAATATCCACCAGCATGAGGTAGGGTATGAGGTGGATTTACTGTCGCATATAAGCATTCCAACAAAAGTCGAAACTCAGCACCCGATCCTTTAAAGACGTATTCATTGATAGTACATCCTGTGATAATCTCCACTTCATCATCATATAATAATGGGAAGTTCCTAGTGTCACCTTTCATAACCCCGTAAAAGATTGCACCAGCAGCTATTACTTTTTTTTTATATCCTTGCGAGCTTCGGATAAAGCAATAACAGCTTCAACAATTGCATTAAGATTACCCAAAGAAAATCCTTGAACAAAGTCCATAGGCACTTTCCCATCTACTTTTGGGTACTCTACAGCATTACCTAAGTCATCGACTAATCCATCAATCTTATCAATGGCAATTTCGAAGAATACTTTGGCTAATGGTATTATATGCCCACACCCTTCTACATCATTGGCAGATATACTGTCAAGGAGTTGAGCTTGTTCTAATGCATCTGGATAATGGCATGTGAAAGTAACGCCATCAATCACTACTTCAGCTGTTCTTTTCGTGTTAAATATCATATTATGTACTACCTCTAGTTAATATATAGTTTACGGTTTAAACGGAAAAAGACTCCCTTAACGAGAGCCTTAATACTTTTAATTTAGATATGTGTTATCTTATCTAAACCACAAAAACATTTCATTATCTTCACCGCAAAGTTTGAGTGACAACTCTGATGCAAGGAATCCATTAGAATCGGCATCGGCAATACCTGTATATTGAACAGCAGGTGCGAACACCTCAATTATATTACCAGCCACATCACCCATCTTGAATTCGATAGCCGCAGTTTGACCAGCAAACAAAGCCTGATAAGCACTATATACAGCAGGATCAAGAGCCATGATTGACATAGCACCTACAGCTTGTCTACCCGTCACAGCACCGTAAAGGAGCCACTCAGCAGCATTCAAATCAGGGATCACGAACAATTGGTTACCCAAGTCCATAGTGACCTTAGAAGCGATAGGAATGACTGTACCACCTATGCTTAAAGAAGCAGCATTAACAACAGGAACAAGATGAGATTCATATACAATACCTGTTTGTTTAGTACCTGTTAAACCCCATACAGTTGAATCTAAAACACCTGTTAAAGTGCTTGAGAACTTTGGAAAGGAATCAACACTTAGTTCCATTGAGAAAGAGGAAACCATACCATATGCACTTTTAGCTATACCACCATCATATACATAAACAGTTCCGCATTTTTCGGATGCAATAGTTGTCGATGGATTATATACCCAACCAGAATTAGTTACGCCTTGAACACCAGCAGTGGCAGTGAAACCGACAGGCGTTGATGTAAGTGAATCAGCAGGTGCAAACACACCAGATATCACCGTATAATGAAGCGTAGTGCCTTCTAAAGCTATAAACAAACCCCTAGCAGTGCCATTAGTAATAACACTGACACCTCTCTTTAATGTAGATTCACCTACAGGAACGGAGATCACCATATTTTTAACAGCTGATGGAACCATACGAGCCATCTGTAATATTGGGTCAATTTTAGGTTTGGTGTTTAACACGCCACTATTTTTGAATTCACCTGCGATAGTAAAGCCAGCGGTGCGTTTACCTATACGACTAGGTGATTGTGATAAAGATCCTTTGAAAACCGGATTATCAATTGCTTCAACGCCAGTTGTAGAACCAAGTTCGGATAACTCCAAACCATAATCACCAACCGCTATCGTTTCTTTTTCGCCTGATACTGCTTCAAGTTTTACACCGAATTGTTTGTCTCTGAAAAGTGGCATTGCCATGTTTATACCTCAAGTAAATAATTGTTATATTATAGAGTTTACGGTTATCCCTGGATCATATATGATACACGTAGGGTGAAACGAACAACTGCAAACGGATTGTTTAAATCGGTTCCAATCAACGCAATCTCGGTTACTGATATTTTACCTAGTTTAGGAGCATATGTTGGGTCCATTGATGCTTGTACTGCTGGTGTTTGGAAGTAAGGTCGATAAGTTTCCATTATCTTTGATGTGATTAGTTCATAATCCGCATCGATACACCATGGAGCCACTTCCACATACATGATATCATCACGCATGTCTTTAGATCCCATATACTCAGCTAATAGATTTGATGTGGCATATACTGCCTTGATGAGAGGATAATCAGCTTCAGTAGATATAGAGTTCCAACCTGCTGTTGTGTTTATAGGAGTGCCTACAGCTTGTAAGTTTAGCTTGATAGCTTCTCTAATCTGCTCACGGATAGAGTCCACTGTCAACGGTACTGGCATTATGCTCTCTCCCAGTTGATGCTTGCGGATGTTCCTTCATTTGAGGTATCTGTATAGCCACACATTGAAGGTGTAAAGTTAGCAAGTAGATTATTAAGTTCTTCATTTAGTGCCTTTAGTTTTGCGGCATATACATCTATAGTAAAGCCTTCACGAATCTGTCTCCATTCCGAGCCTATCCTATCTTGTGCGACAACTATAAGTGTGCATAGTGCTTGTATGCGTGCTGGAGTAAATGGTATATCTATTGGTATCAACGCATCATCAATACCATATTGTGCACATAGTGACAGGTATTTAGACGTACCTTGGTCAAAGTACGCTGTCTCCTCAGCAGTTGATAATTTAACAAATAGTGGATCTAATATTGTTGCTGGATCTATCATAGTTGTAATTCCTTTTGAATTGTTATTTCTGCCCCTATTTCAAGGGTTTCAGTAAACTCATGTTTATATTTATCCCATGGTTTAATTATATATGGATTAGCTGGTATTGCTGGTATCTTAACATGCTTAGTAAATATTGGAACTCCACCACTTATAAACGATAAAACTCTACCTTTACCTACAGATATCTCATGTGCCTTCGTTCCATTATAAACAAAGTTTGCATAAGGTGCTTTCTGTAATGATGTTGTAAATGTCACATCAAGGTCATTAGTTACTGTCGTCGTCGTTGCATTAGCAAGTTTACCCGTTTTATATGGTGCTTCTTTTTTAATATGATTTAGCATATTATCAGCAGCTACATTAACAACCTTAAACATAGGTTCAGTAAACTGCTTATCGTTAATCAGTTTATCTGCTATAGTATGTAAATCTTTCGTGTCAACTGGCATATATACCTAAAAATAAAGACCCACCCACAGCGTAGGCAGGTCTTCAATAAGACTAATTAACGATTATGCTTCTGCTATGATCTTTAGTTTAGCAGCTCCACCTTTCTTTTCTTCCACAACTTTAGCACCAAATCTGTAAAGACCCTTAACCAAGTCAGCGAAACGTTTTTCAAGACGAGCAGACTCAACCACAGTTGGTTTTCCACCATATGCAATTGCATCAGCGTGACCAAACAAGCACAAGACAGTCTGACCAATTGCGGTAGAACCTGTGTACTGATTAGTAACAATGATATTCAAACCACAAACCTTCATCACTTTACCTTCATAGAAAGCATCAGTTGACTGTTGAGCCACAATACCAGCCTTACGGATAGCAATGAGGATCTTCTGGTTCAAGGTAGGAGGCACAGCAATAAAGCGACCTTCATCGGGGATATTAGCTTCATTCATCTTAGTATTAAGATCTTCAAGCACAGCTAAAATATTTGCAGAGTTTACATCGATAGCTGCATCAACTGCGCCAGCATACCAGTTGGTTGGGAAGTTAGCTTTAGTAGCTAAAGTCAAGGCATACTTATCAGCCTTCAACCCAGATTCCATGACAGCTTTTTGACCATACTTAACAGCGTAGTCACCAACTAATTTTATACTATCATCAACAGAGTCAGCAAAATATACAAGCTGATCACATTTAAGCACAGTTTTCTCAGCAGATCCAGTACCGATGGTAATGTCAACTGCTGGATCATATGTACCAAAAGTAGCAGAGCCAACGGTGATGATAGTAACCTGATCTGAAGAATCAGCAATGTTCTGCCATTTGGAGTTGGTGATGAAAGGAAGCTTGGAAGCTTCAACTGGACCGTCAACGAAGAGGTCGGAAATAACTTGATTTAATGCATTGTCCCATGCCATGGTTTTGTCCTTTGTTAAGTTTCCCCTGGCACTGCCGAGGGTTTATTATATAGTTTACGGTTATATCATTTTGGTAGTAAAAATGGAGCACTTTACTACTCCATTAATATTGTTTACTTATACCAAGTAGGCACGGAAGCCAATATTGCTTTTTTATTTACTTGTCTTTCAGCAGGTGACATGGCTTCAAATTGTTGTTTAGTGATCTTACCTACACCTGGAATGTGGGGCGCAACAGTTGCACCTGGTCGTGCTGTACCTGCAACCACTGGATTAGCTAACAGATATGAATTCTCAACTTTCCATTTAGTTATGTAAGTATCTAAATCACTATCACCAAACTTCCAATCACCTGTATCATTATCATATACAGAGTCCAAAGCAATAAGTTTACGTGCGGCAGTATGTGCCTCTGTACGTAAGCCTAGCTTATCAATTGCTGATATGATAGAATCATCACGAGATTTCTGCTTCTGGGCTTGGTTAAGCGTATTCAAGTCATTGGTGATTTTTGCAATATGTGCTTCACGTTCAGCTAACTTGCGTTCATTGGCTTTCAATTTCTCAGTTACTGATAGTTTTTCTTCAGCCTTTGCTTGTTGTTCAGCAAGATAGTCATCGGTAATCTCATCAACACCTAGACTGGTTTTGATTTTACTCAAAGCCTTTTCTTTTTCTTCTGCCTTCAAGCGATGCTTAATAGCTTCCTGATTCAATTTGTGATTGTTTCCAGCAATTAGTGCTCGCTGGTCCTCTGGTAATGTTTCCATTAATTCTTCATAAGTCATTGTTTACCTCTTTAATAGTTTCTATTGTCTCTGGCTTAACTAAAGCAGCTTCTTCACTCGACGCTAGCGTAACCAGTAATTCAGGATCAGCACCTGAAAAGAATTTCTTGAGCAAGTCTAATTTGATTTCACGTTTTGTATCATCAGACCAACCTATTTTCAGCATTGATTCAGCTTGGGTAATATATTCAGCTATACTGCCAAGATCATAATCTTTGTAATAATCAACTATAAAATCAGAATTATTATTCTTCATAAACGCTGAGAATACTTGATAGATATTATATTCAACAAGTTGCATATATAGTGATAGTTTCTTCAACTGCATACCACCAACCTGACGATCTATGACTTTAGCTACACCCGATTGTGTTTCACCTGATGTCAAAAGATTTGCAAATGTTTTCTGCATATATACAACATCTTGATCGATGCGTTTAAGCATGAGATCCACTGCTGTACCACTAGGACTGATAAATGATGCCTCATCACCTTGGCTTAGTTTAAGTACATTGCTAGTACCTAACTTTAGATTATCCATAGCTGCGTTACTCTTAACGACAAGTACACTAAACTGCTGAGCATATATACTCTCATCGATTAGTGAATTAGTGGCTGCAATATTATACTGACCTTGATATAAACCAAGCGTAGGTGATGCAGGTAAGTAACCGCTTCTCAATGGTTCACCACTCGGTACTATGGGTATAATAGGCATTAAATTCTGAGGTAAGATTGATCTATTTCTAATATATTGTTCTTGCTCTGCATCAATACCATAATCGATAACATTACCAGGTGTATATATTTTATAGCATTGGATCAGTGCGCCAGTATCATCATAGTCATAGTAGCCATATGAGAAATAAATTATACGACCTAATTCATCAACGACTAACCCCTTGACATCGGATGCTGCAACTAACCGTAAAAAAGGATAAGTTCTTTTCAATTTCATCGACATCAAGTCATCATCTTGTTGCTCATATGTATCCATGACTAACCAAGCAGATCCTTGAACTTGACCCATCTTTAACCCACGATTAAGTAGGGAATCTAAATCCATACCTTGACCAGCATTATTAAGGAAATCTGTATATACATCATCCATACCTATGCGAGCAGGAGCATGACTATATAAGCAATCAAATGTATCTATTAGATATCTATATATAGCAGGACTATTGAAGCCTTTAACACGCCTACTATAACCTGCTTCCGACTCTCTCTCATGTTTTGGTAAGATATTACCACTTGCCCAGCTACCAAGTCCTTGATAACAATCCCACATCTCTGCTAACTTTCCTGTATCTGTTTGTAAACTCATTGTAAAATCCTATTAGTAAATATTAAAGCTACCTGATTGTATATCAGTATATTGGTTTAGTGCATTAAAAGCATGTGCCATAGCATCTACTTGGTCATCATGTTGCACTTTTGGGAAAGGGTTAAGTTCATCTACACAGTCTTTATTCCATGCACCCGGACTAAATGTGATTAGGCCTAGTGACATACGTGCTGATAGTGGTAGTGCTCTAGTAACTTTATCTTTGATAGCATCTATAAGACGTATATCAAGATTATGACATCGACTATCCGTCATCAGATCACTTATAATAACCTGCCCTGCTTGTGTGTTCTCGATCCACTGGGTAGTACCTTGACCGTCATTGCGCATAGTATCTATAATCCAGTCGCGTAAGCTAGCATAAGTACCCTTCTTGCGTCTTACATCATGGACATGTATATTTCCGTTATCAAACTTACTTAGTAAAGCCGAAGCAGTATAGTCAGCAGTAACTTTACCAGACGATGCCATATCCCATGCACGTGCACGTGTATTACCATATCGTAGTATGCTTTGTGACATTATAATTTTGGATGTATCAAAAATACCAGATCCAAAGTCTACTAACTCACCCAGCACTTCTTGTTTATACCATAGAGTATCTTCGCCATATTCTAGCTTTAAAGCATCAATATATGTTTTAGGTAGGTAAGTATTCTCAATCGTTGCTTGACGTATCACAGTATTATCACGTATGATATCTCTAAGCCACTTAGTTTGAGATGGAGTACCAACCAGACGCACTTCTGCATCCTCACTCCTACGTAGTCTACCTATCAGAATCTTATATGCAGTGTCTGATGTCAATGACCCTACCTCATCGATCAGTCCATCATCGGCATTGATACCGCGAAGTCTTTCAGCAGCATCAGCAGATCTTAATAATATCTGACCACCACCTCTCATGAAAGTAATATTAAAGTCTGATAGATTTATAACATAATCAATTGTAGGTAGAAGACCAAGTGAGTCAAGGACTTCACGTAGCGTTGGCAAGAAGACATCTCGACACATACCAAATGTTGGTTCAAGTACTATTACTTTACGACCTCTTAGTGCCTTTAGAACGGCCCACATAGCAGCTATACGTGTCTTACCACTACCTATACCTGCAAGAAAAACTACGAGCCTTTCTATAGATCGTAAAAACTGTTTTTGTTTTGGTAAAAGTTCAATATTCATTTAATCCTCAACGCGAGGACTATCAATGAAATTTATCGTTATATCTGATGTAGTCGAATCAGGTTTATTAGCAAGTTTTGCATCCACTTCTTTTTCACGGATTGCAAGTTCCATCTCTTTTTCTTTCTCAAGATATCCATACTGACACTTTAAAAGGAAGATGCAACCAGGTGCATATGTACCTGCTGCTAGTGACTTTATAAGGCGATTTTCAAATGATTGTTTAGCATAATCAATGGCTGATTTCATTTCTGGATATTGATTTGCCCAATCTTGAAGACACCATCTATCTATCTTAAAATGCTTGGATATATCTATTACAGTGACTACAAGCTCTTTATCGACAAGCTCTTTTACCTCTGCTGGCATATGCTTATCGTACTTTTTTTTACCTTTATGGTAGTAACCTTGAGGGTGACTCTCATGCTTTCTTATCTTAGTCATGTTATATCCTTCGTCCACTGGACTCTATGCTCTCTGAGACTTCGCATAGCTGCAACCCACAGAGTATTCGCATAGCATACATAATAGTTTACGGCTGCTCTAATATTAAATCCCACTGCCAGTGAGGGTCATCTCTATCGTCGTCTGCTGATGTATCTGGTCGACATATGCTTATATTCGAAAAGAATTCCTTGACAGCAGCACGCTCGGATTTGGTCGTATTTAGTGGAGGTAGTATGATACTATCCTCTCTAACCTTTACAGGCGGCAACTTCCAAGCAAGTCTTTGATGCCAGTAGCCTAGTACACTCATCTTACCTTGACTAAGATCGAAAAGTTCAAGGATTTTTGGTATATGTAGGTAAGATTCAGCCAAAGTAAAGTCATTGCCATATTTTAAGCAAAGTTTCCAAAGGCTATTTTTATTTAGTTCATAAAATTTACGAACATATATATACTGGTGGGCAACAGTTGCGCGTCTATACGCGACACATATTGCCCTGTTTTGATCATCATAATCGCATGTTCCTTTAGCAATCATATGGGTCTGTCTCTTATACACATCTCCGAGCCCACGAGACAGGCAGAAATCTCGTATGCCGTCTTCTGCTTGAAAAAAAAAAAAACA